GTTCAATATCTACTGCTTCACCATCTGTAGGTACATCAACAAATACATTTGTATTCGGTATTCAAAACAATACGGTATCAGGTTTTACGGTTAATTACGGATATATTAAAGTAAGTTAAAATGAATACAACAGACTGTAACTATTTTATTATAACCAACTACAATAATGTCGAAGAAGGATATTATAGATGGACTGGTTGTACGGATATAATTAGTGTTTCACCAATTAACCCGTTAGAAGTACAATATGTTTGTGCTAAGGATTTAATTGTTGAAAGTTATGGAGCTCCTCTTACAATATCTTTAGTAGGATTATGTCCCTCGACAACACCAACTCCAACTATTACATCAACACCAACTCAAAGTTCGGTAACACCTACTCCAACCTCAACTTCTCCAACTCCAACACCCACAACAACACCAACGGTTACACCAACAACAGTTTATATGTATAATCTAAGAACAGGTGGATGGTATCAAAATGTTTGTCAATCTGTTAGTATGACAGCAAATCCTAAAAACGTTACAATCTACACTTCAAAACCTTTTGAAATTTTGGAAGTTGGAGATTACGTATATGGTAACCAATCTTTAACTATTCCACCAATAGATGCCAATTTTACAATCTCAAACGGAGGTAGATTTATTCAACTTAGCGGTAATCAAATTATTAATGTTGGGGTATGTTAAAAGATAAAATAAAATTTTTGAGTATTTATTAACATGGCAGATTGTGGTGTATCAATATTTAGTGATAATTTAAGCGGATTAACCGCAAATGTTACCTTTCATTCTTGTACTGGTAGTACAATTAGTTTAGGTGAACAAACATTTCCATTTACTTATATTACCGATTATTGGTATGGAACTTATGATTGCTATGTTGCAATATATAATTATACTTATACAATTAATGTACCTTGTCCATCACCAACATACGAATTAATTCCTACAGGTGAATTATTATATGACATAATTCCTTTGGATAATTTGTCGGCATTAGACATACCTAATGGTGAATTATTGTATGAAACAATTCCTTTGGATAATTTGTCGGCATTGGACATACCTAATGGTGATTTATTATACGCCATAATTCAAAATTAAATTTCAATAAATCATAATATTTATAAATAAAAAAATATGTCAACAATAGAAGGAGTTAGAATCTCAAGTAACAGTTTAATAGGAAAAACATCAAATCCTACTGTTTTTAGGCCAGTAACTGGAGGAACAATTAGTTTAGGTACCCAAATAGTTCCATTTAATTATTATTCAGAATATCCATATGGAGAGTACGATTTATTCATCACTGAATATCAAACAGAATATACCATAACAATACCTGAACCAGCACCAGCTCAATCGGCGTATACTGAAACTGTTAATTTAACATTTACAGGTTCTGTTTTATCTAGTTTTTGGGGTTCATATACTACAGGATTTATGCAATCATTAGGGTTTGCACCTGAAGATATTGTATATGCTGAAGGAATTTGTTCTGATGATGTTGATGCTCTAGTAGTACAAGGAGTTAGTAATATTGGTCAATTTCCTACATCGATGAGTTCTCTTCTTGGGCCATTTATGTCAGGAGGTTTAGCTGGTTATCCATTTGTTGGTCAAGTTGGTTTGGGAGCGTGGGCAAGTCATATAACAACAGGTTCAACAATTTCTGGAGGAACATTATTTATTTCAAGTACACCACATATTGGAATTACTCTTGATGGTGATGTAGGTTACATATATCGTAAAGGTAATGTTAGTAATACTACTTTGTCAACAACTTGCGGTGCAGTTGCTGGAGCAATCGCTCAAGTTATTGCATCAGGTGCAACACAACCAATCTTTCCATCTTGGTCAGGAACTGGAGATTATGAATTTTATTATCTTCAAGATATGTTATGGCCTGAAAGAGCAACTTTATCGGCAATGACATATGGTGAGAGTATGGTACATGCTACAAGAGTTATTAGAAATAATGCTAACCAATTTTTATATGATTATTTACCAGCTGCAGTTACAGGAGGAACATTATCTGCTTTAGGATATGTTAGTGAAAATCCAGTATATTTGTGTAACGGTATTTTTATAAACACAGACTATGGTTATGAATCTTATGTTCAAGTTGATGGATTTTCTGCGTGGACATGGAATAGTGTAACATCCGCAGGTACTTGGACTGATTTAACTTCTGATTATCTTTCGGGATTATTGAGTTAATACGTATTCAACAGATTGTAATTATTTTATAATAACCAACAACAACCTCAATAAATACGAAAACTCCAACTAATACTCAAACCACTACAACAACATAAATCTTATTTAAGAAATAAAATAAGATTACTTTATAAAATTAGAGAAAATCGTAGTATTTATTAAATAAATAACATTTAAGATGGCATGTAGCAAATATACCTTAACAAATACAGGTTCCACAATTGTGAACTTTAATTATAGAAGATGTGATGACTCTCTTTGGGAGTATCAAGTTGAATTAAATCCAAATCAAACAAAGAATATTTGGGTAATTAACGGGACGTATACAATTTCTCCTGTTTATACTAGTTCAGTTTCTTTGATTAATCAGGGGTCTTTCCCTCCAATTAGTGAGACTGCGACTCCGACACCAACAAATACTCAAACTCCGACTAATACACCAACAGTAAGTATAACTGCATCAAACACATCAACTCCAACACCAACTCCAACTAACACTGAAACTTCAACACCAACTCCAACTAACACCGAAACTCCAACACAAACCCAAACTAACACACAAACTCCTACAAACACTCCAACACCAACTAATACACAAACACCAACTAATACACAAACACCAACTAATACACAAACGCCAACAAATACTCAAACTCCAACTAACACCGAAACACCAACTAATACACCGACTCCTACTAACACTCCAACGCCAACTAATACTCAAACTCCTACAAATACTGAAACACCAACTAATACACCAACATTAACTAATACGCCAACACATAGTTAATAAAATTAAAAATAATATATTTCAAAAAACCCTCTACTTTTGTGGAGGGTTTTTTATTTTTAATACAAAATAGACATTAATGAAAATATTCGTTCAAATTGCGTCCTACAGAGACCCACAGTTAATACCAACAATAAAAGACATGTTGGAAAACGCCAAGAAACCTAAAAATTTAGTATTCTCAATTGCAAGACAATTCGCAGAAGAAGATGGGTTTGATAACTTAGATGAATATAGAGATGACAAAAGATTTAAAATCTTAGACATTCCTTATCAAGATGCAAAAGGTGTTTGTTGGGCAAGAAACCTAACACAACAACTTTATGATGGAGAATCATATACACTACAAATTGACTCTCATATGAGATTTGTCAAAGATTGGGATGATATCTTAATCAAGATGATAAAGGGTCTACAAAAGGATGGGCACAAGAAACCTCTACTTACGGGATATGTACCATCCTTCGACCCTGATAATGAACCAGCAGGTAGAGCGCAAGATGCTTGGAGAATGGCCTTCGATAGATTCATTCCTGAAGGTGCGGTATTCTTCTTACCTGAAACAATTCCAGGTTGGAGAGAAATGAAAAAACCTGTTACATCAAGATTCTATTCTGCTCACTTCTGTTTTACTTTAGGAGAATTTTCAAAAGAAGTTCAACACAACCCTGAATATTATTTCCACGGAGAAGAGATTTCAATTGCAGCAAGAGCTTATACATGGGGTTATGATTTATTTCACCCACACATTCCTGTTGTTTATCACGAGTATACTCGTAAAGGTAGAACTAAACAATGGGATGATGATAAAACTTGGGGTCAAAAAAATACCCACTCTCACTTAACAAATAGAAAGTTATTTGGTATGGATGGTGAAACTCAACAAGGACATGATGGACAATACGGATTTGGTACTGTTAGAAGTTTAAAAGATTATGAAAAATATTCAGGTTTATTATTTGAAAAAAGAGCAGTAGACAAACATTGTTTGGACAAACAATATCCACCAAGTCCTTATAACTTTGAAACTGAAGAAGATTGGAAAAATTCATTCTCAACAATATTTAAACATTGTATTGATATTGGATATTCACAAGTTACTGAAACCGATTATGATTTTTGGGTTGTTGCATTCCACAATGGTTCTGACGAAACATTATATAGAAAAGATGCGGATAAGAATGAAATTGCAGGATTTATGAGAGACCCTGATAAGTATTGTAAAGTTTGGAGAGAATTCCCAACAACAGAATTACCTTCTTATTGGGTAGTTTGGCCTCACTCAGAATCAAAAGGATGGTGTGATAGGATAACTGGTCAATTAAATCACAATGTAATTAGTTAATGAAATTTAATGAAATCCCTAAGTTTATTGTAAATTTAGATAGACGACCTGATAGGTTAGAAGAAATTACAAAGGAAATGAAATATCTCGGATGGGATTTTCAAAGATTTCCCGCAATAGATACTAATTCTTATATGGGCATCACCAAATCAACTTTTGAAATTATTAAGATTGCTAAAGAACAAAAATATCCTCGTGTTATGATTATTGAGGATGATTGTGGTTTTATGCCATATGCAAAAGATTTACTTCAAAAAATAGAAGATAGTTATCCTAATTTAGAATTTGCGATGTTTAATTTGGCTCCAACTCAAAATAGAGAGATTTCTGTTAGCAAGGAATATGATTTATTGTTAGATATGACTAACTTACCTGAACCTAGTGAAGGTGAAAATGCTCGTGGTATATATGCTGCAAATATGATAATTTATGACCAATCAATTTACGATGATATCTTTGATATTGGTTTGACGGCATTTACCAGTGGTGATTATTTCCATGCCTTAGATGATTATACTTTTAAATTTATTGTACAAAAACATCAAAGCTACTGTCCAATTTTACCAATAGCTCCACAGAAATCTGGTTACTCAAACATATCTGAAGGTATGTATAGTAATTGGTACATGCAAACCTATAATTGGAATAGGTGGTGCCCAACTAAAATCCCTAACGAATTTATGGACCAATACAAAGTTCAAGAAATGAAAGATAACGGGGAACATAAAGAATTTTATTATGTCAGTTAAATTTATAACATCAATTTACAGTGACCTATATGGTACTGAATTCGGAGGTAGACCAAATAGAGGAGGACATTATAGGTATAGTTTGTTGTCACTTTTAAAGATGACAGACGCGGATTTCCTATGTTACACTTCAGATAGAGAATTACCTTCATTAGAAGAGTTTTTTTATGTCGAATACTCAATTCCAAAAGACAAACTTAAGTTTCAGGTTTTTGATATTGGAAATACCAAATTTAAAGATTTGATTAATCAATATAAGAATATTGAGGAAACTAAAAATGGAGACAGATGTGTTGAGGTTCAATACAGTAAGTTCCATTGGTGGTGGAACGAAGATAAATCTTATGATTATTATTATTGGATTGATGCTGGATTATCTCATTGTGGATTGATTCCTCTAAAATATCTAACAAATGAACATATCCAACAAAGATATTATGAAAGTAGTTTGTTTAATAATGATTTTTTAAAGAATCTTATTGAGGATACGAGTGATAAGTTTTTAATTTTAGGTAAAGAAAATGATAGAAACTATTGGTCAGGTACTGTAGATAGAAAATGGTATACTGAATACGATAGAAGTATTCATGTGATTGGTGGTATGTTTGGTGGACACAGAGATAAGTGGGATGAGGTTGTTAATTTATTTGAAGACTATATTCAAAAAATAATAACTGAAGATAAGGGTATACCACATGAAGAACACGTTATGACTTTAATGTATTTTAACCATTTAGATTTATTTGTTAGAAAACATTTCGATATTTGGTGGTGTAGAGACAACGCGCCTAGAGGAGTTGATGAAGAACTCTTCTTAAACAATAAAAGCTTCTATAGAATATTAGAAGAATTTAATAGAATTTATGAGTAATATAACATTAGTAACAGGTATTTGGGATATCGGAAGAGGTGAATTGACCGAAGGATGGTCAAGACCTTATCAACATTATTTAGATAAGTTTGAAAAACTTTTAGAGGTTGAAGAAAACTTAATAATCTTTGGAGACGAAGAATTAAAAGAATTTGTTTTTGAAAGAAGAAGTTCTAAAACCACTCAGTTTATTGTAAGGCCATTAAGTTGGTTTACTAATTCAGAGTTTTTCCCAATGATTCAAAAAATAAGAACAAATCCAGAATGGTATAATCAAGTTGGTTGGTTAAAAGAATCTACTCAAGCAAGATTAGATAATTACAATCCATTAGTTATGTCTAAAGTTTTTTTATTACATGATGCTAAAATAATGGACCAATTTGATTCAGAATATATGTTTTGGATTGATGGTGGTTTAACAAATACAGTTCATCCAGGATACTTTACTCATGATAAAGTATTAAATAATTTATCAAAATATATTTCAAAATTTTCATTTGTTAGTTTTCCATATGGTGCTGAGACTGAAATACATGGATTCAATTATCCTAAATTAAATGCTCTTGCTGGAGCCAAAGTTACCAAAGTTTCTAGAGGAGGATTTTTTGGTGGACCAAAACATACAATAGGAGATATCAATGGAATTTATTATGGGTTACTTAAATCTACATTAGAAGATGGATACATGGGTACTGAAGAATCAATTTTCAGTATTATGACTTATAAACATTCGGATATGATTAACTATTTTGAAATTGAATCAAATGGTTTAATCGGAACATTTTTTGAAAATTTAAAAAACGATGAGCTCAAAGTTAAAAGTGAAAATACAGAAAAAGTTAGTAATACTTTGGACCCAAACAAAGTTGGATTGTATGTTATTACATTCAATAGTCCAAAACAATTTAGAACTCTTATTGATTCTATGTTGGCATATGATAAGGACTACATACTAAAAACTAAAAAGTTTTTGTTAGATAATTCAAGTGACTTATCAACTACCGAAGAATACTTAACAATTTGTGAAGAATTTGGATTTGAACATATTAAGAAAGATAATTTAGGTATATGTGGTGGTAGACAATGGATTGCCGAACATTTTGATAAAACCGATTTAGATTATTATTTATTTTTCGAAGATGATATGTTCTTCTTTCCAAATGAGGGGACATCCTGTAGAAATGGATTTAATAGATACGTTCCAAATTTATATACAAAGTCTTTAGAAATTATTAAGAAAGAAAATTTTGATTTTTTAAAGATGAATTATTCTGAGTTTTATGGAGACAATGGAACTCAGTGGGCTTGGTATAATGTGCCTCAACATGTAAGAGATGAATTTTGGCCAGGTAAACCAAGACTTCCAGAAATGGGACTTGACCCTAATGCACCAAAAACAGAATTCCATGCTGTGTTATCCCACAAGGGTGTTCCATATGCGGTTGGTGACGTTTATTATTGTAATTGGCCTCAGATTGTTAGTAGGCCAGGAAACAAAAAAATGTTTTTAGATACAACATGGGCACATCCGTTTGAACAAACATGGATGAGTCATATGTATCAGTTAGTTAAAAAAGATGAGTTATACCCTGGATTGTTACTTATGACACCAACAGAACACGATAGATTCGAACATTATAACAGAGAGTTGCGTAAAGAATCATAACAGTATATTTATTGTTATGGAATTTTATATAAAAAAGAATGCAACTTTACCTGTATTAAAAATGCAGGTTGTAAAAGACGGAAGGTCGGGTTATTTGCAACTTATGCAAGACTTGGAAGTTTCTACTATATTTTTCACTATGGTTGAGGTAGAAACTGGAATTCCTAAAATTGTTTCTGCTCCTGCTGAAATTGTAAATTTGATTTTACCTGAAGGTGCTGACCCCGAGTATTACATTTATTTTAAATTTACTGCAAGAGATACAAATACTCCTGGTAGATACCAAGGTCAATTTTTAATTAAAAACGACGAAGGAAATTTAATTCTACCAATCAGAGAGGAACTTTATATTAATATCCAAGATAGTTTTATTTCAGAAACTGCTTGTTGTTAATTTGATTAACCAATTTAATTTTCTATATTTATGTAAGATGAGTAAGGTAAACTTCACAATAATGTGATTGCCAATAAACCACTCGTATATTACATATGTTTACAGACCAAGATATTGAATCGTTCCTACATGGAAACGACCCCGAAGAATTTATAGTCGCTATCGAATACGACTATCGCGAGAACTGCATTTACAAAATCAAAGAAATCCCTGGTAAAGGAAAAGAAATCCGAAAAGATACATTCACACCATTTGCGTGGGTTGGTGACTTGCGTGAGATTAACTTTTATAATGGTTCAAAAGCAGCTCAGAAAGATGCTATGACCAAACATGGTATCATGATTGAAAAGTTAGAAACCCATGGTAATGAGAGATTACAAAAGGGTATGACTTTTATGGTTAAATCCTTAAAAGGTTATAGAGAACTAATCCAATTCTTTAGAGAAGGTGGGTGTGACCCATGGGGAGATAATACTAAAGATAAGGTGATGGTTCTACCTCCTGTAGAACAATATTTAATTTCAAAAGAAAAAAGACTATTCAAAGGTTTTGAAAACTATGAAGAGGTTACTCGTCTTGTATTTGACTTAGAGACGACTGCACTTGAACCTAAGGACGGTCGTATCTTCATGATTGGAATTAAAACTAATAAAGGTTATCACAAAGTGATTGAATGTATGGATGAATCTGAAGAGAGAAATGCCATCATTGAATTTTTCAACGTGATTAATGAACTTAAGCCGAGTATTATTGGTGGGTATAATTCAGCAAACTTCGACTGGCATTGGATATTCGAAAGATGTAGAATCTTAAATATTGACCCAAAGAAGATTTGTAAATCATTACACCCTGAACATTCTTTCACAAGAAAAGATAGTATGTTAAAACTTGCCAATGAGGTTGAGAACTTTACTCAGACTTCTATTTGGGGTTACAACGTTATTGATATTATTCATGCCGTTCGTAGAGCTCAGGCAATTAATTCAAGTATTAAAGCTGCGGGTTTGAAATACATTACCCAATTCATTAATGCCGAAGCACCTGACCGTGTATACATTGACCATTCAGATATTGGACCATTCTATACAAAGAAAGAAAATTATTGGTTAAATACTCAAAACGGTAAGTACAAGAAAGTCGGTGTTGATTCTAAGATTGATGACGCTTGTTCTAAACGTTCAGATGTTTATAATCAGATTGCTGGTGACAAGTTAGTTGAGATGTATCTTGATGATGACTTAGATGAAACTCTAAAGGTTGACCAAGAGTTTAACCAAGGTTCGTTCTTGTTGGCTGCGATGATTCCAACAACATATGAAAGAGTATCCACAATGGGTACCGCAACATTATGGAAAATGTTAATGTTGGCTTGGTCTTATAAACATGGACTTGCAATACCTGCCAAAGAATCCAAGACAGACTTCGTAGGAGGTCTTTCTCGACTACTTAAAGTTGGTTATAGTAAGAACGTACTTAAGCTCGATTTCTCGTCTCTATACCCTTCTATTCAATTAGTACACGATGTATTCCCTGACTGTGATGTTACAGGCGCAATGAAAGGAATGTTAAGTTATTTCCGTAACACCCGTATCAAATACAAACAACTTGCCGAAGAGTTTTATAATGTTGACCGTAAGAAATCTGAATCATATGGTAATAAACAATTACCGATTAAGATTTTCATTAACTCGATGTTTGGTGCGTTGTCCGCTCCACAAGTATTTGCTTGGGGTGACATGTATATGGGAGAACAAATCACTTGTACAGGTAGACAATATCTTCGTCAGATGATTAGATTCTTTATGACCAAGGGATATGTTCCATTGGTAATGGATACGGATGGTGTAAACTTCTCGACTCCTGATGAGGCAAAAGACCGAGTTTATGTTGGTCGTGGTTTGAATTGGAAGGTTGAATTAGGTAAAGAATATTATGGACCTGAGGCTGATGTTGCGGAGTATAACGATATCTTTATGAGAGGTGAGATGGCTCTTGATACCGATGGGGTATGGCCGTCTTGTATTAACTTGGCTCGTAAGAACTATGCCGTTATGGATTCCAAGGGTAAAATTAAGTTAACAGGTAATAGTATTAAATCGAAGAAACTTCCATTGTATATTGAAACGTTTTTAGATAAGGGTATTAAAATGTTATTACAAGGTGATGGTAAGGCATTTGTTGAATATTATTATGAATATCTTCAAATCATATTTGACAAAAAGATTCCATTAAGTAAGATTGCTCAGAGAGCTAAAGTTAAATTAAGTCTTGATGATTATACTAAAAGGTTAACTACAAAGACTAAATCTGGTAATAGTATGAGTAGAATGGCTCACATGGAATTAGCATTAAAAAATAATTTAAATGTAAATTTAGGTGATGTTATTTTGTATGTTAACAACGGAACTAAGTCATCTCAAGGAGATGTTCAAAAGATGACTGTAAAACAAATTAAAGATACGAATGCTTATAACGCCCTTATGAATCCTAAATCAAAACCTGTAACTGATGGTGTTATGGTAAACTGTTATATGTTGGATAAAGATATATTAGATAATGACCCTGATTTAACTGGTGATTATAATGTACCAAGAGCAATTGCAACATTTAATAAAAGAATTGAACCTTTAATGGTCGTCTTTAAAGATGAGGTTAGAAATGCTTTAATTGTTAATGACCCTGCAGATAGAGGTATTTTTACAACAACTCAGTGTGAACTTATCAACGGTCACCCATTAGATGAAGGTTCCCAAGATAAATTACAAGAAGATGTTTTGGATATTACCGAACAGGAATTAAGTTATTGGGCAAAAAGAGGGTTAAATCCTTTTTATATGTACCACTTAGCCGAAGAGGGTTGGAAAGAAAAATTAGGATTGCTTCAAACCGTCTGATGATAGAATATACCAACTTCCACCCATAAATCTAAATTCAATACAAGCGTACTTATCAGCGACTATTTCGTCATAGTCTTCATCAATTTTACCGATGTCTGGTTTGATTGTAAGTCTTGTCATTGATTTAACAACAATATGGTCTGTAGTTGTAGAATCTAAAATAACTGTAGAGTCAGAAACTCCTTTAATCACAATACAGGATTCACCGTTTGTTTTATATTCTGATTCAGATACTATAGAAATTTCTGAGGTGTCTACAACAAACCCGTTGATTACCTTTCTTGATGGTATTGTTTTTATTATTGCCATAAAATTAAATTACATATATTTGACGAGGCATTGCTCTGAACTTCATTTGTTTGTTCAAATTTTCTGCGATTAACGCTTCTCGTTCCATTACTTTATCGGGTCTCATTCTTGTCAACCATCCTTCAGCACCTGTAAGTTCATCAATAAGTTTGGTTTTTTCGTCTTTAGCTTCAGTAAGTAAACTCTGATAATCCATTATAATTTCAGAATCAGGTGTTTTTAAGTTACCACTATACTTACCTCTAACTCTCGCTAAAGTTTCTTTACAATAAGCTGTAAACCATCTTCTTACCCATTGTTGACCAGGGACATTTAAGTCCTCCCAACTAAGTGATTCGATTGGAACATCTGTAGGTAATTTAATAATATCAGGATTGTTTTTGAGACAATCTGCTCTACTATCAGGCTCAACATCATAATACCAATACCATACGGCTTTACCAACATATTGACTATAACTAGACCAATTAAATTTGCCGCCAGGAGTGTTCATTAGGTGAATTAACTTTTTACCGTCAGGTAATCCTGTTATTCTATATGTCATTGAACCTCCCAATATTCTATTAAGAATATTTGATTCTTGCATTCTAATTAAGTAATCAAACCCTGACATCATAAAATAAGAACCTTGATTACCCATTTGGGCGAATCCCGCTTGGTCGGCACCTAAACCAATACCACCAAAACCACCAGCCATACCACCTATTCCAAATGCTGTCCAAGGTTGGTCACTAAACCATAATAGTTCGTTAACCTCTCTACCTGCAGGAATTTCATATGTTTGAACATTTTTTTCAAGAACAAAATAATCTTTCTTTAAAACCCACGGACCTTCAGTTTGAAGACCAACAATTTTGGAATATGAATAGCTAAACTGTTGTTCAAAATCCATAGTTCTTGTAACTAACGCTCTTGCAACAGACCTTTCATTCATATTCAAGTTAACTAAGTTAACCCATTGAGAATCAATTAACCATTGTAGGATATACTCTTCGTAATCCCCAATTGCTAATTCCATTAACGAATCCATCATCTCATCTTCAAGTTCAACACTTCTTAGTGGTGCACCTAACTGATGTTTGATTCTCGTATATATCCTACTTCTTTCTGGTTCTGGTAATACTGCCATGTCAATAAATATCTTAACTATTCTATTTTATGAATTAATGAACTCTCATTAAACACATATTGATTATGATTTTTAATCGGGTTGTTTTCAAAAATCAAAATCTCGTTTGATTTTGTATTAATAAATATCAACCAATCAACATCGTACGGTTTAACATTTCCTGTATCTTTTACAGTAATTTTTCCATCTTCGTTTATTATTCTTGAAAATGGTTTAACCTGAGCGGTATATCTTGTTTCATTTAAAGTAATTGTTAAATCAACACCAAGGAGTGCGTCGGTTTTTTGACCATGTCCTCCAGTCTTTTCAAGTTTTGCGGAATCCCCAAAATATTTTTCAATTTTAATTAAAACATCATCTTCAGATTTTTGTCCTCTATCCCACAATTTTTTTAATACTTTAATTATGTTAATAAACTCCTCGTTGTTTTTTGTGAATATTTCTGTTTTGAAATGATACAACGCATTCATTAATCTGTTAATCTCTTTAATGGTTCTATTTTCTTTTTTAGAAAAATCAAATTTCTTTTCAGGTCTACCTATTTTTTCAATTTGAGTATTAATTGCTTTGGTTAATAAACAAAAAGTGTTGAAGTTTGTGTTTAGGTTATTTAAAATAGACCTTCCTTCTTTAGACTCTAATCCATAAAACCCTGACATTTCTTTATTTGTACTATCAACCCAAAATTGACTAAACACTTCTTTTAAAGCATTAGTTACTCCGTCTTGGTATATTCTCTTAATGTTTGAATTATTAATAAGTTCTCTGTAGAATTGAACTTCCTTGGCGTCACAAAATTTTGCCTCTTTGGATTCTGTTATCAACTTTTCTAACTTAACGGATTCTACTAATTTAGTTTCCGTTTTCATTTCATATAACTTGGAAACAAATTCCCAGTTTACAACTTTCCAAAAGTTAACAATATATTCGTCTCGCTTGTTTCTATACTTCAAGTAGTAAGCGTGTTCCCATAAGTCTAACCCTAATATTGGAAACCCACCACCTTCAATCACATTCATTAAAGGATTGTCTTGATTTGGAGTCGACATAATCTTTAATGTGTTCTTGGCAGTAAGGACTAACCATACCCACCCTGAACCGAATCTATCTTTGGCAACAGTATCAAATTGTTTCTTGAACGCAGTGAAACTTCCGAATTGTTTTGTGATTTTTTTAAGTAATTCTCCTTCTAATTTCTTTGGAGTTGGTGTTAACATATTCCAAAACAATGCGTGGTTAAATGCTCCACCTGCGTTGTTTCTTATTGTCTTATCAAAACGACTTATTGTTTTGATTATTTGTTCTAACTCTAAATCCCCGTATTTCTTTTTATTTAAAGCGTCATTCAATTTATCCACATATCCCTTATAATGTTTGTTATAGTGAAAGTTCATTGTCTCGGGGTCAATAAACTGTTTCAGGGCTGAGTAAGAATAGGGTAATTTTTCTATTCCTATTTTTTTCATTTCGTTAATCAACAACTCTTTTTCTTTTGTGATGTGGTTTTCAAGTATTTGTGTTTCGAGTTGTTGGATTTTCTCTTTTATTTTTTTCATAATTTTGGATTATCCATTTCATATAAATAATCCAGATTTTCTTTAACGACGCATTTCATTAATTCTATTCAAAATTTCTTCGGCAGCATCGGCCGTATTTTGATTGTCCCCCATAACTGTGGCAATCACTTGTTTTTTATTATTTAATATGTCGTAGATAATTCCTTCGATTGTGTTTTCGAATATGGGGTAGTAAACTAATACATTGTTTTTTTGACCGTATCTGTAAGCTCGGTCTTCTGCTTGGGCGTGGTCTGATGGTAAGAATGATAAGTCGTTCATAATAACTGCCTCACCAGCGGTGAGAGTAAGTCCGACACCTGCCGCTTTAATATTACCAACAAATACTTTAACTTTATCATTTTCTTGGAATCCGTCAACGCTATGTTGTCTTTCGGGTTTTGACATTGACCCATCTAACTTAACCGCAGTTTTACCAAAGTGTTCACATATCTTATTAAGTGAGTCAGTAAAGTTACAAAAGATGATTACTTTCTTTCCCTGTTCAACAATGTTTTCCGCAAGTTCTATTGTTTGAGCAATCTTCTCGTCGGCAATAACTTGTCGTATCTTAGTTAGTTTGGTAAATTGAACTGTAAGTGATTTTGATTCTTCTGGATTTTTATCATACCAATCATAATACTCACCCATTATTTCTTCATACATTTTAGATTTTAATCTAAGATATACTGGTGTGATTATTTTATCTGGTAAATCAAGAACATTTTCTTTAAGTCTTCTTAATGTAAGTCCTGTGGTCCTGTCTCTTAATTCTTCAAGATTTGAAGCTCCCATAACATTCCACACTTTTCTTCCACCAACATTGAATTGGTATCCTTGACAATATCTGATAGCGTAAGCCATCCAGTTTTTTGCCACAGGAGATTCAATTAAACTTAACAAATTGAAATAATCAATTGGTCTTGATGTCATTGGTGTTCCTGTTAGTAACCAAAGTCGGTCTACTTTCTTAACGAGGTCGTTAATTAATTTTGTTCTTTGGGCTGTAGCGTTTTTGATATAGTGTGCTTCATCAACGACCACCAAATCAAAATTGGCATCAAGAATTTGCGATTCGCCTTTCTTTTTTGTATCATGGAAATTTTTTATAATATCATAGTTTATTATTACAAAGTCAGCATCCGTACTAAAGTTTTTACCTTCAGCGATATAAACTGGTTTGTCTGAATAATTTTCAATCTCTCTTTTCCAGTTAATTTTTAAAGTTGCTGGACAAATAATTAATACTTTCTTGGAACCTGATTCTAATGCTGCTATAATAGTAGAAGTAGTCTTTCCAAGACCCATATCATCTGCAAGTATGAATTTTTTATTTTCAACCAATTTTTGGATAGCTTCTTTTTGATGTTCAAGAGGAGGACGATGAGAATATTTTTCATAGTTTATTACAACGTTTTTAACTGTGTTGTCTTTAATAATTGCTGCTTTAGGTAACCAAAAATCATGTAGTTGTTCTGATTCGGTTATCTTACCCCAAATATGGAACGCCTTTTCTTTTTCTGCTAATAGTTTTTCTACCCAAACCTTTTCGGGAATTTCGGTCATAAGTTTATCATCAGCAAGTTTCTGTGCGAAATATGCATCAAGTATCACCCACTTCTTTGCAACCTTTGGTTGTTTGTCGTGGTTATTAATAATATACTCAGACTGACTCCTTGTGGGGTAAAATCTTCTATTTATTTGAGACTTTCTTTTAAGCTCAATAAGGTAGTTATTCCCTCCTTCATAAGCCTCCAAGAGAGACATTGCCTTTGATTCTAAACTAGCATCCATTAATAGGAAAAATATTTGATTTAAATATAGTTAATGTTTGAGTATTTATCAATATATGCAAAAGTTAGTCCCAATTACAAGATTAGGTAAGTTCTTCGGAGCTGAGGATTATTCGCTCGACATTGGTATGGGTGAGGAGTGGTTGCTAGGTGATATGAATTTTACTATTGTTCTTTATAGAGTAGATAGACAAAAAACAAAAATAGATGATGTTTATGGTGAGGTACTTGAAGACGGAATCCAATTCTTGGCACCTGTTGAACTTAAAGGGTTGGTGCAAATTATGGCACCTGCACATAAATTATTAGGTAATTCTAAAGTTGAACAACAGGAACCTGGTAATATGAAATTTTCTATTTATCAAAAAACTCTTGTAGATTTGGAAGTTGAGATATTCCAAGGTGATTATATTGGATATTATGAATCTGAAGATAGGGTTAGATATTATGTAGTGTCTGATGATGGATATGTTAAGTCAGACAATAAACACACTTACGGTGGATACAAACCTTTTTATAGAACTATTGTTGCCACTTATGTTAGTGAAAATGAATTTAGAGGAATTTAATAATGCCATTACCAAAACAAGTTAAACCAACATTGCCGTTAGTTCCTAAAAAAACTTTGTCTGCTCGTAGAGAGCAGTTGTTGGAATACATTAACAAAGATGGAACTTATCTACCTAAGTCAGTATTACATGCCGACTTGGATAGAGGTATGCTTGATTTTGTTAAGGGGGATTTAGAAGTTATAACCGCAGGTAAGGTAGTACCTATGGTTGATATTATTATTACAACTCAAAACTGGACTCAATATGTTGAGACCGCTTTATTTGTTGATTTAGATTATAACCCTTCTCCACCATTCATTACGGTGGTAAGAAGTCCTGAAGTTAAATTTGGAACTAATCCCGCTCTTCTATATACAATACCTAATAGAAAACAATTTTATTATGCATCTGTTCCAACTTGGAATGGTAACGAGCAAGGTATGGATATATACACAATACCACAGCCAGTACCTGTCGATATTAACTATAGTGTAAAAATTATTTGTAATAGAATGAGGGAGCTTAACGAATTAAATAAAATCGTTATGCAAAAATTCTCATCAAGACAGGCATATACTTTTATTAAAGGACAATATGTTCCAATCATATTAAGTAACATTTCTGATGAATCTCAGATGAGTTTGGAGTCAAGAAAATATTATGTCCAATCATATGATTTTACAATGTTAGGATACCTTATTGATGAAGATGAATTTGAAGTTAAGCCAGCAATCGCAAGAGTTTCTCAAATTATGGAGATTGATACTTCAAGTTTAAAACAAAGAAGAAAAAAAAGTCCTGAAAACCCTGATGAGTTTTTATCAAACTTTTATTATGTTGTTGGTAACAATACATTAAGTGATGTGGTTGCCTATACTACCAATTTAACTTGGGCTAATTCAGTCAACGTTGAATCATATGATGTTTATATTAATGAAGACTATTATGGTACCGATGTTCAAAAAATTCAAATAACAACTAACGATGTTTTAAGGATTCAGGTTGTTAAGCAAGATAATTCTTTAGAAGCGAATATTAAGTTTGATAATATCTTAGTTTAACTTCTCTCCGTAGATATCTTTTTTTTCTTTGCACTTCTCAATTATTAAATTTTCCAAAAATTTATAAATCTTCATCCCACGATTCTCACAGTACTTTTTTAATATCTCGTGTACTTCTGGGTCTATTTTAATGTTCTTTATTTCCTTCTTAGTTTTCATAGGTAGAAAAAAGGCAGAATTTATTCATACCGTTTACAAATACATATTCAAAAGTCAAGTTTTTTGTAGTAGTAACGAATATTTATCATTAAAATAAATCTGCAATAGAATTAAATTAAATAATGGCAACAGCACAAGCAAATCAAAAAGTTTTTGTATCACCTGGAGTATACACATCTGAAACGGACCTTTCGTTCGTAGCACAGAGTGTCGGTGTTACTACCTTAGGTTTAGTAGGGGAAACAATAAAGGGCCCTGCATTCGAACCTGTTTTTATAACTAACTACGACGAGTTCCAAGCTTATTTTGGCGGAACGGAACCAGTAAAATTTGTAAACACACAAATCCCAAAATATGAAGCGGCATACATTGCCAAGTCATACTTACAACAATCTAACCAATTGTTTGTTACAAGAGTATTAGGGTTGTCGGGATACGACGCGGGACCCTCTTGGAGTATTAGAGTTACTGCCAATGTTGACCCATTAACTATTGGTATTACAAATACAGGTACATCATTTACTGCAATATTTACAGGTGCTACTTCAGGTAGTACTATTGATATGATAAGTGGATTACCTACAGATGTTCAGAACAACCTAAACGTACAATATAGATTATCTGATGGTAGTACTTCTACATATCAAGATGATTTTAATTCTAACTTAGGTAATATTATTGATAACCCATCGTTTTCTGCAACAACAGTTGCATTTTATGGTTCGGTACCTTCATCAACATATTGGGGATTAGTTAGTCAATATTCAAATCAATTAAATGTATTTGGGTCTAGTTCAAACAACCTTGACACTAATGATTTAAGTGCAGATTTAAATGACCCTTGGTATTACGCAACATTTGACAATGATGCTAATGTTAATAACAACTACTCAGGTTATTCATTTTATTATACTGTATCGTCTTTAACAACAACTGACGGTGGAGCAACTTACACAGGTACTATTGAAGGTGATGTATTCAACTTCTCAGGAACTGCATATAGTGAATATAACAACATGGTTGTTGCAACTTTACGTTCAAGAGGTATTTCATTATACTCAAACAACGCAGACCTTGGTCAACACGGTCCTATATACGAAGTAAGTGGATTAACTGATGTTAATTTAGTTGCAACAGGACAATATTCAGGTATTACAAATTCACCATATGAAGGATTCTTACTTTCAGGTATTACTAAAGATTCTGATACTTTCTCTTTTGAAACTTCATTATCTGCGGCGTCTCCTAAGTTTATAACTAAAGTTTTAGGTGTTGATAATTTTGGAAAATCAAGAAATGAGGTTCCATTATATGTTGAAGAAATTTATCCAGGTTCTTTAAACTACGCATATAACCAAGGTTATATTAAAGGAATTAATCCTGAGTTAGTTGCATTAGAAGATGCTAGAGGTGAAAATACACAATCAATCGCTTATAAAGTTGAAAAATATCAATCACCTGAAACTCCGTTCTTGGTATCTGAGTTAAGAGGTAATAAAGTATATAGATTATTTAAGTTTATCTCAATCTCTGATGGTGACGCAGCTAACACAGAAGTTAAAGTTTCAATTGCAAACTTATCATTTAACAATATGACATTTGATGTATTGGTTAGAAACTTCTTTGATACAGATGCTAATCCTGTTGTAATTGAGAAATTTACAAACTGTAACATGGACCCAGCTTCAAACAACTTTGTTGCTAAGAAAATTGGTTCGTCTAACGGTGAATTTGCTTTAATTTCAAGATATGTAATGATTGAATTAGCTGATGAAGCTCCGATAGATGCAATCCCTTGTGGATTCTACGGTTATACTCAAAGAGAATACGAATCAACTGCTAATATTTCACCAGTACCTACATTCAAAACTAAATACTATTTTCCAGGTGAGGTTATTTATAACCCTCCATTTGGTTCTACAACAAACGCAACTGAATCTGCGGGTGATATTGTTAGAAGAGCTTACTTAGGTTTCTCTTCCCAATTTGGAATTGATGATGCGTTCTTACAATTTAAAGGTAGACAAAATCCACCTAACTGGGTCTCTTCTGCATTACCTATTGCAGGTGAACCTTGGAATTATTTAAGTAAAGGATTCCACATGGACTCAGGAGCAACTGTAGTTACAATTGCAAATTCATTCCAAACAAGTGGTCAAACAGCATTTGAGTGTGGTGTTGCGGATTTCAGATTCGACCCTGAGACTCAAGAAAACCCTTACTACTTTATCTATTCAAGAAAATATACAATATGTTTCGCAGGTGGATTTGACGGGTGGGATGTTTATAGAGAATTTAGAACTAACCAAGATAGATTCCAATTAGGGGCGACAGGTTACTTAGCAGGAGCTTCGTCTTCTACAAGATACCCAACAGCAACAGGTGATGGTTTATTTAAAAGAATTGTTGTTGCAAACAATACTCAAGATTTTGCTAACACCGATTATTACGCTTACTTACTTGGTATATTAACATTCGCTAATCCTGAAGCAACAAACATTAACATATTTGCAACTTCAAGTATCGATTATGTTAATAACTCAAATCTTGTTGAGGAAGCTATTGATATGGTTCAATATCAAAGAGCTGACTCTGTGTATATCGCAACAACTCCTGACTATCTAATGTATACTCCAGATGGAACTAACTCTTTAGATATCATCTACCCACAAGAGGCAGTTGATAACTTAGATAATACAGGAATAGATTCAAACTATACTGCAACTTATTACCCATGGATTTTGGTAAGAGATACTGTTAATAATACACAAATCTACTTACCTCCAACAGGTGAAGTTTGTAGAAACTTAGCATTGACTGATAATATTGCATTCCCTTGGTTCGCATCAGCGGGTTACACAAGAGGTCTTGTAAATTCAATCAAAGCGAGAGTTAAGTTGACTCAAGAAGATAGAGATACTCTTTATCAAGGTAGAATCAACCCAATCGCAACATTCGCAGACGTTGGTACAGTAATTTGGGGTAACAAAACATTACAAGTAGCTGATTCAGCATTGAACAGATTAAACGTAAGAAGATTGTTATTACAAGCTCGTAAATTAATTTCAGCGGTAGCGGTAAGATTATTGTTCGAACAAAACGACCAAATCGTTAGACAACAATTCTTAGATAGTGTTAACCCTATTTTAGATTCAATAAGAAGAGACAGAGGTTTATACGATTTCCGTGTAACAGTTTCTTCAACACCTGAAGACTTAGATAGAAATACTTTAACAGGTAAAATCTACTTAAAACCTACGAAGGCATTAGAATTCATCGACATTGAATTCTTCATCACTCCAACAGGAGCTTCGTTTGAAAATATCTAATAAAAATTATGGGGGGAGTTAAATCCCCCCTTTAGCCAAAATGAGAGAAAAATTAATAGAGGGGTTTAAAGATAAGGGTTCACCAGACATGAAATATTATGCGTTTGATTGGGACGATAATATTGTACACATGCCAACAAAAATCATTGTTAAAACAGAAGACGGTGATGAAGTGGGTATGTCAACTGATGACTTTGCGGAACATAGACATCATTTAGGTAAGGAACCTTTTGAATATAAAGGTGAAAAAATTGTGGGTTTTGCAAATAACCCATTTAGAAACTTTAGAACTGAAGGAGACAAAGATTTTTTAATTGACTCAATGAGAGCCAAAGAAGGACCAGCGTTTAATGATTTTAGAGAAGCAATTAATAATGGTTCAATATTTTCAATTATTACTGCAAGAGGACATAATCCAAATACTTTAAAACAAGCCGTTTATAACTACATTATAAATGATTATAATGGGATAAACAAAGAAGAACTTATTAAAAATCTTAAAAAATTTAGGTCGTTTACTGATGAGGATGAAATGAGTGATGATGAATTAATCAAATCATATTTAGAACTTAATAAGTACCACCCCGTTTCTTTTGGTGACGAAGGAGGGGCTCAAAATCCTGAAGAGGCGAAGGTCCGTGCAATGGATGATTTTGTAAGTTATATTAAAGGAATGGCGGCAATATTAAACAAAAAGGCTTTTTTAAAGAATGATGTTAATAACAACTTTATTCCTAAAGAACCATCTATAGGCTTTTCAGACGATGACCCAAAGAATATAGAAGTAATGAAAAAACATTTTAAAGATAAACCAGATAATATAGTAAGAACATATTCTACAACTGGAGGCGTTAAAAAAGAAGTCTAGTTAAAGAATATCATTTTTAAAAATTTAAGTAAATAGAAAAATTTTTGAAACAGGATATATTTATCGTTATAAACATAGAAACAAAATTTAAATAATATGGCTGATTTACTGATGAAAATGCCGATTCCTTATGAACCGAAACGTCAAAACCGATTCATTTTAAGGTTTCCATCGAGTTTAGGAATTAATGAGTGGTTTGTAGAATCTGCATCTAGACCGCATATCACAATCGCAGCAACGGAAATTCCGTTTTTGAACACCTCAACTTATGTTGCAGGTAGATTCAACTGGCAAACAATTAACGTAGTCTTTAGAGACCCAATTGGTCCTTCTGCGTCACAAGCTCTTATGGAGTGGGTACGTTTACATGCGGAATCAGTAACAGGTCGTATGGGATACGCTGCTGGTTATAAAAAAGATATTGACCTTGAGATGTTAGACCCAACAGGAGTTGTTGTTGAGAAGTGGATTCTTTATGGAACATTCTTGACAGATGTTAACTTCAACGCATTGGCCTACAATACAGATGCTTTAGCGACAATCGCAGCAACTTTAAGAATGGATAGATGTGTGTTAGTTTACTAATACTATTTATAAAAAATTTAGAACTATTATATTTAACCGTAAAGCACATAAACTTTACGGTTAATTTTTTATATGGATAATCAATCAAAAGAATACGGACAGGCAAATTTCTCCCTTCCCCATGACGTGGTACCATTACCATCTCAAGGTATATTCTACAAAAACAAAAAGAAAGCAGTCAAAGTCGGTTACTTAACCGCCAATGACGAGAACTTACTAATGGCTGGTGGTGAAGATATGACACCGAATCTTTTAAGAACTAAAATTTACGAACCAGACTTACGAGTTGAGGAAATGTTGGAAGGTGATGTTGAAGCTATCTTAATCTTTTTAAGAAACACAGCATTTGGACCTGAGATGGAGGTTACATTAACTGACCCCACAACAAGAAAATCATTTAAGTCAAACGTATTATTGGACCAATTAACAATTTTACAAGGACAAACACCAAATGAAGATGGTACATTTATTACAACTTTACCAAAATCACAAACAACGGTTAAGTTAAAACCGATGACTTATGGTGAAATTTTAGAAAACCAAAGAATTGCGGATTCATACCCTGTAGGTAGAGTGGCTCCAAAAGTTACATTAAGACTTCAAAAAGAAATTGTTGAAGCAAACGGTTCAACCGATAAAGGCGAAATCGCCAAATTTATAGAGCAGATGCCAATTGCTGATTCAAAATTCATAAGAAACTTTATGAGTGAGAATGAGCCAAGATTGGATATGACAAGAGTAGTAATGACCCCATCAGGAGATAGATTGACAGTTAATGTCGGTTTTGGGGTGGACTTTTTTCGTCCTTTCTTCTGATTATAGGAAAAGTCAGCTCGACGAGTATTACTATTTATCGACACTATTAAACATATCGTATCAGGATTTTCTAATTATGCCACTCTTCATGAGAAAGTATTTATTAGACAAATGGATTGAAGACAATAAAAAGGACTGAAAAATCAGTCCTTTTGTATTTATATAATATCTAACAGAATAAAATTATGGCAGACGAAACCCAAAAGACCCCAGGACAATATGCAGATGACATAAAAAATGCAGCAAGTTTTAATGCTGCTGACTTTATTGATGCGTATGAGAGAGTTGGTTCAGTTGCTCGTGAAGTTAATAATACCTTTGGTCAGAGTAGAGAACGAATTAATGAAGTTAAAGTTGCTCTTGCCGACGCTCTTCCTGGTATTGTTAGATTAGGAGGAGATTTAGGTGCTGTTGGCGAAACTATTGGTCAAATTGCTGAAGCTTCAAGAAGAAACGTTGTCGCCAATACTGAAGATGTTGAAAAGTTATATGCAACTACTAAAGTAATTGGGGGAAGTGTTAAAGAAATTGCGGATTCGTTTTTAAATGTTGGTGTTGGAATTGAACAAGTTGGTAAACAATTAGAGGATTCAGTTAACTATGTTCGTAGTATAGGTGGAAACACCAAACAAGTGATGGGAGATGTTAGAAATAACATGGAACAAATGAATCGTTACCAATTTGAGGGAGGAGTTCAAGGTCTAACCAAAATGGCAGCTCAAGCTTCAATGTTGAGGTTTGATATGGGGGAAACATTTAGACTTGCGGATAAAGTATTAAATCCTGAAGGAGCTATTGAAGTGGCAGCGGCTTTCCAAAGATTAGGTGTTAGTGCTGGTGCCCTTGCTGACCCATTCCAATTAATGAACCAATCGATTAATGACCCATCAGGACTTCAAAATAGTTTGGCAGATGTTGCAAAACAATTTACCTATTTTGACGAAAAAACAAAAACTTTCAAGATTAACCCACAAGGTGTATTAACCCTTAGAGAGATGGAACAACAAACGGGGGTTAGTGCTAAGGAGATGAGTAAAATGGGGCTTGCAGCCGCAGAATTGGACCAAAGATTGTCGGCAATCAATAATGCAGGACTTACAATTGCTAGTGATGAAGACAAACAATATTTGGCAAATATTGCAACAATGCAAGATGGTAAGTACAAAGTAACGTTGGAGGATGGAACTAAAAAAGAATTAGCGGACTTAACACAGCCAGAATTTGATAAACTTATTGAAGAACAAAAGAACGGACCTAAAACAATGGAAGAGATTGCAAAATCTCAAATGACCATTAGTGCGGATATTGCAGGTAATGTTTCCGCAATTAAAGCCGCAGTTCTAGGTGGTGCTGTTACACAAAAAGATGTCTTATCTAGTTCAGAAGCCATTAGAAAACTATCTTCTAGTTTAACTGGCGCATTATCTAAAAACTTTAGTTCACCACAAAAAGTTAGAGATACAATGACCGACTCTTTTGACGACGTAAAATCGTTATTTAAAGATATTGCAAATAAAGATGTTTCAACAACAGATGCGTTATCAAATTATCTAACTAAAGCCGGAGTTCAATTACAGGATTTAAGTAAGGATGCTCAAGCAAATATTATAAAAACATTACAAGAAACACGTTCACAGTTAGGCGATAAAAATGCAATTGATAGAAACGCCAGAAGTTTTATTGACCAAATGTTAGGTGAAACTAAAACTCAAACAACTAAAAATACTGGTGATGGAAATAGACCAATTTCAAGTTTAATTGAAGGTACAAACGCATCATCTAAAGTTAAAGACGTTGTTAGTAATAACGGAGGACCATTTGGTGGAGCAAAGAAATCACAAGTAGATTTTGGAGGAGGGATTAAAATTGATGTCAATTTCAATGGAGGAGCGGAAAATTTAACAAATGCTCAAAAAGAAGAGATTACCAAAATGCTTATTGAAAAAATGAATAGTACGGATATGAAACAATATATGATTGAGGTTAATACACCAAATAACCCAACAAAGGCACCTACTGGAAAAACAGTAACGAGATAAACAAAAAATAGTCCTTAACCTATTTATTAATTAAAGATATTAATGGGAAGTCCTTTAGATTTTATAAATTCGGATGGTTTTAGAAAGAAACTTATAACTAGGAACTTAACTCCTTATGCTAAGTCCCCTAACAGACCTACGCAACCTATTAATACTGAATACATTCAGTCAGACACATCAGTTCAAGATAGTCCTGACCAATTAATTGATGAGCCATCTTTCGCAAACAAATTATTTCCTCTTAATCAATGGGGTAATGAAGGAGGATACAAACAAGTTCCTGACCCAGGAGGGTTAATGAATACCAAATCAAATGACGGTGAATACGGATTTCAAGACGCCAATATCGTTGCTCAATCAGTACCTGAATCACAAAAGTGGAAACCACTTAACGTATTTTCTAATGGTGGTCAAATACAATTAGATAGTGCTGAATTTTTTAATTCTTTAGACAAACCACAAACTACAAACAATTATAACAACCAACCATACCCAACAACATTTGTACCGTCAAACTATAGTCCGTTATCAATATTACTTTCCCAAGACCCTGGCGGAAGTAATGGTTTATTAAGTCAGGATTCGTTTATTGCCAAATTAGGCGCTCAAACACTTAGACATGAGTTTGAACAAAGAATTGCCACTCAAATTAGACAAGATACTATTGGAAGAGCTAACATTTTAAATGTTAATAGTGGTACTGATTTGGTTAATATCATTACAGGTAATGTTCCGTTAATTGAACCAAACTATACAATTACCATTACCGCAAACCCAATACTTGCGGCCGCCAATTTTGCATTAAGATTAGGAGGAAGTATATTACCAACTTCAACAATACCTGGTTCTTATTTTGACCCAAATACTAATCCAGGACCACAGACGACAATACAACAAATGTCCAATGCGTTTAGACGTAGTGGGGTTGGTAAATTTTTTAATAGACTTATGGGTGGTGGAGACACTGGTTCTCAAATCATGTTTAATAACATGGGAGCAGGACAAAGGTCAAGACTATTCAAAAACATTGATTACAACAGATACAAACCAAATTTCCCAAGAACGTTTATTGATAGAGCTGCTGGAGTACTTACAGGTACTCAATCGGATAATAGTAATTTCTATGTAGGTAGTATAAGTTCTAATCCTTCACAAGTTTTTTCACCAGCTGGTGAGGTACCTGTTAACGCTTATGGTATTGAACAACAATCTCCTGTTTATGGACCATCTGAGTTAGCTCAACTATATGAAGGACCAAGTAAAGAAATTAAGTTAGGAGCTAATGGACCTACATATTCAAATGGTGGAGGTATTGAAGGTGGATTTACGTGGGTATCACCTAAGTATAAGGGTAATGCTGGTAAGACAGTTGGTATCGGAGGATTGATTGTTAATGAGGACCAAGACTTTAAACCATCATCATACAATTCAACTGAGTCAACTGAAAGAACATTTAAACAAGGTTCAATCTTAGACCAAACACAAAGAATAATTGATAGCCAACCTCAAGGAGGTAAAAGATTACAACACGTAGGTAATGCGATTGACCAAGTGAGTAAAGTGTTTAACGACGGGTATAAAGAAATGACTAAGGGTTCAAGAGTATATAAATACACTGGAGCTATTGGTCAGGAAGTTGGAACCGAATACTGTAGGGTATTTGCCAAAGACATACCTTACCTACAATATAATGACCTTCAAAAAGTTGATGGTATTACGGTTAGTGGTAGAAGATTCTCTGATTCAGTACTAGATAATACATACAACCTTAACATTGCTCCAAATAAGATGGAGGGAGGACATAGTTCTACTAACATAATAGGCGGAGCGGGTAATACGGGTTACGCCAAAAAATATATGTTCTCATTGGAGAATTTGGCTTGGAGAACAGGTGCGCCAGGTAACTCTGTATCGGATTTAGCGGTCTGTGAGAGAGGACCAAATGGTGGACGAGTAATGTGGTTCCCTCCGTACGGATTGACCTTTAGTGAGTCTGTATCGGCTAACTGGAACAGTTCAGACTTCTTAGGAAGACCTGAACCTATTTACACTTATAAAAATACACAAAGAAGTGGAACTTTAACATGGAAAATTGTTGTTGACCATCCGTCTGTATTGAATGTTATTGTTAATAAAGTATTAAACAATGAAACTAATAAAGTTAGGATTGATGGTATTTTAGATTCATTCTTTGCTGGTTGTAGAAAGTATGACCTATATGAACTTGCTAAAAAATATTATACAATTCCTCCTGGCGAATTATCTTACTTACAAGATGTTATAACTTCTAAAGAGGCGACAAAAGAAGAACTTCAATTTATTAAAGAAACTATTCAAACAGGTAAAGATGCTCCAAATAAAGGTGGCACAGTTGTTGCTCAATCTAATTCGTTAGGTAAAGATTATTTTGGAAAGTATATAAATATTGGTGCGTACTTTGGAAATGATTACCCAAAACCAAACACTGCACCAAACTACACAACAGAGTATGTTAGATATACCAGTCCAAGTAACGTTAATTTATATACTCAAAAAAATAACGGTGCGGCATTAGGTAACTTCTTTAATAAAGCTGTTACACCAAACTATCATGTCTTAACAGGAATGACGTTAGATTTAAAAAATCAACTTACACAATACCCTGATGGTAGTGTAACGATTGTTATTGACTCAAGTTGTTCTGCTCCTGCAACTCAAACTTATAATATTGAGTTATCTAAAAGAAGAATCGCATCACTTGTTAAGTTTTTTGAAGAAGACCCCAATACAGCTCCATTTATTAACAAAAGATTACTAATTAAACAAGGAAAACCGTTTGGTGAAAATCAAGCTGCCGCTCAACCACTTATGGCAAGTGCGGATACAGGACCATATACTGCTGATAATGTTAAAACTGCGGGACAAACCTATAATTGTGTAGATAAGGATGTTAATACA